CGCATCGCCTTTTTCATCAAAATTAATATCTGCGCCGACTGTTTCGCCTACGTCAATTAACTCTTCTGATGCTCTTATATCTTCTGGCATAGTTTTTCCTATGTTGTTAAATTAAATGAAGAACAGATTCAGGATCTTTAACAGTTCCCAAAACTTCATCATCGTTAAGTATTCTCACTTCACCACCTTCAATTGGTAATCTCGAACCCGCATAGCGAGCAAAAATAACCCAATCTCCTTTTTTACACCAAGGCTCTCCAAACTTATCTTTATCCTTGTATGCTAAATCTCCCATCTTTAGAACATAACCACAGGTTGTAGCTATTCTTGCTTTGTCTAATGATTCTTGAGAAAATATAATTCCACCCGCTGATTTATTTTTTGGGGTGAAAGGTAAAACTAAAAGTCTATATCCAGATGGAGTTGGTAACTCATCAACCGTTTCACTTCCAATATTTTCTGGAGTTAAGGGTTCCTGTTCTGGGGCTAAATTTTTATTCTCTTCTTCGTATTTGTCTTGAAGACCGAATTTAATCTTCGGCGCTTCCTTTTTTAATGTCGATAACGTTTCCTTGCTCATTTTTTTGCTCCTTTGGATTTAGCAGGTTAGAGATATCCTGTAATGTTAATTGTATTCCGTGTGCTTGTCCTACTAGATAGCGGTATTTTTCCATTGTGTCAACCCCTCCAGCTAAAAGAACATCGCCTATATCTTGTAGTCTTTGTTGTAACGCTTTTTGTGTTTTGCTTACTATTACTATTTCGTCCATTCTCTTCTCCTATTTTTTTGCTATTTTATCTTTATTGGGTCCTTTTTTTATCACATAATTTTGAGTTCCGCTAGCCCCTGTTTCTACTTCTTTTTTCAAGTATCTAAATAAACTCATCTGTTTTATCTTTTTGTAATTTTCTTTTAAAAAAGCTTCAATAGCTTTAGTATCTCTCATTAACAGTTCCACGCTCTTAATGATTTATTAATTCTTGAATTAGGATCTCTTGCTGTTTTAGCAGAAGTAAGTTTTTTTTTCATTCCACCCATTCTTGCACAAAACGAAGCTCTTCTTTTATTGCCTACTACTTTGCTAGGTGCTTTTAAAGTACCTTTTGTATAACTTGCTCTACCTTTAGCATTCAATCCACCTGATTTAGCTTTGCCTTCTTTTCTTTGCCATGCGGCAGTTTTAGGCATGAATTTTACCACATAGTTTACATCTCATGGGTTGATGTTTTCTCATCATGTCATCAGGACACAAACATCTTTTACCAAAGATTTTATCTACAAGTTTAGTAAATATAGTTCTGCCAATTTCTATTGGCCAATTAATAAATGATTTTAGTTTTTCCATTATTATTTCCTTTTTATTAGATCTGTTGCCTTAAGTCCATAGACGGATGCGATGACCCCAACAAAAATACTTTGATACCAAAATGGTAAATTTCCAAAGTGTACAAAGAATATCTCCATTTTCTCCATGTGTATAGGATTATCTGACCAGACACTCCATCCTAACATTACAATCGGGATCGACAATAAAATTAAAATAAATTCGTCTTTCCAGTCTGATTGTCTAGCTTCTAATAATTTTCCTGAATACTCTAATTCCCCGGTACTCATTTTTTGAGCATGTTTCATAGCAGCATCTGACATAAGCATTTTTGTCTGTTGCTTATTTTTGTAAATGTGACTTCCTGCAGAAACGGCTAATTTAATTGCCGATAACCACATATTAATACCAGGTAGCTTTTACAGGTTTCTTGTCAGCTCTCATTCTTTTAGTTCCTTTAACAGTCACAGTCTGTGATTCAGTATCACTAGTCATTTCGATAGTTTTACCGCCTGTTTGATAACCATCATGACCACAACCAAGTTCTTTTTCGATCTTGACGTCATCATTCATAAATTTAGAGCCTCTTTGCCAATCTTTATCCATATTTATCTCCTTTTAGATTATTATACTTAATTTTTATTAAAATTCCTACCAAAATCGTGTCTTTTACTTTTATCCGACATTGTTTGTTTGGTAAGTGACACCCCTGCACGCATTTCAGCTAAATCTTCGTTCTGTTCTAACTTTTCATCGTGTTGTTGGTCATTCATCATAGCTCTCATTGTGTCTAAATCAAGTCTTGATTCTCTATTCATAGCTTGTTCTTGATCCGCTTTAGCTTTTATGTCCAATTCTCTTGATTTTAATTTAAGTAATGGATCACCACCTACTTGACTACTAATTTTATCTTCTTCTTTAGCATAGTCCATTGTCATTTCCGCGATTAGAACTGCTTTTCTAGATTCCATCATAGAAGTTAGTTGTTGAACCCTTTGTGAAGCTTGCATTGCTTGTGGATTTTGCTGCATCATTTGTGGATTTTGCATCATAGGTCCTAATTGTTGTTGGATCATTTGTAATTCTTTCATTTCTTCAACATATTCTAATTGAATTTGTTCTTGAGCCATTAAACTAATATGTTCTAATATATTTTTTTGTAATCCCATCATTGCCATTGGATTATTTTGTACCATAGAGATTGACATGAAACTTAAGTGGGCATCGATATGTGCTTTGTGGTCTTGACCTGGATATGCTTGAAAAGGTTTACCACTAATAGACATAATATGTTCTAAACTTGGATCCATTGGTGTAGGTGTTTCAGGAGGAGGTAAAATTGCATTTACATTTTTTACACCAATCGCATCATACATAGATCTATAAGCTTGATATAAATTATGTAGTTTAGGATTAGATTGCGCTAATTGTAATTGAGTTTGTGCCATCGAAATTCTTTGTGTTTGAGAAAAAATATTAGGATCAGCAACAGGTAAGATATCTACATTATCATCAAAGTCTGCTACTTTAACATTTCTTGATGCACCGGGTACATCGTAAGGATATTCTGCAGGTAAGTAACTTTTAAATACTCCCGCTAATAATCTAAATTCATTTTTTAAACCTACATATAATCTTTTGTGTATCGCTGACATAACCCGCGATCCACGCTCCAATAACGCAACCGTTGTACCAACGGCCGCGGCTTGATTCATATCACCTACTTGTGAATCTGCGATGCTCGCGAATCGTTGTGCTCCGGCAACTACTACTCCCATTAATTGAAGTAAAGTTTGATCAGGTCCTTTAAAAGGTAACTGCATGAATTGATCTTTAATATTTCCACCAGGAACATCTACATCTCTAAATTCTCCAGGTTGTAAAGGTTGTGCATCGTCTCTCATTCTAACACCTCTAGTTTTAAAACCAGCAGGTAAGTTAGCTAAAGTCCCGGCATCTAATAATTGTCTTAAAGCAACTGTTGCAGTTCTTGACAAACCACCAATCATGTGAATTAATCCTAAACCATAAAAACCTAAACCAGGTAAAAATTTAAAGTGTACAAAATAATCTTTTTTCTTTTTCAAAGGATCTTGTTCGCCGTAGTTTCTTCTTATAGATAAAACTTTTGAGTTTGCTTCATCAATTGTAATTATATAAGGTAACTTAATTCCAGTGGGCTCACCATCTTCAGGATCTACATCTTCATGTCCTTCCAAATCTACATCAACATGCATTTCTAAAATTGTATACATGTCTTCTTGGCCGTTTTGTTGAATGCCTTCTAATTCTAATTCTTTTTGTTTTAATTTATCTTCTTGTATGGGAGGTTCTCCTAAATCAATGTCTTTATAGAAACCATTAATTTGTTGTTTTCGTAAATCATTAGGTGACATACGAATAACATGAATTACAGCTTCAGCATCTTCTAATGAAGTAGCAGAATAAGGTACTACTAAATCTTCAGCAGGAATAAATTTAGATACTGCTCTACCTAATAAATCATCATAATAAACTTTTTTAAAAGTAGATCCTGATAAAGGTAAATAGAATAACATTTGATCAAATTCAGGTTCATACTCTTTCATCTGATCCATGATTTGATAATTCATAAAATCTTTAACACGTTTTGATTGTTCTTCTTTAGCAACACTTGCATCACCCATAATTTGGGTTCTAACTGGACCATCCGCGGGCAACAGTTCTTTATAAGCTTGTGCTTGAAATTGTGTAACGGCTTCTGCTAAAACTGGGTGAGTAACTGAACTTGCTCCTCTAAAGGGTTCTGTTTTAGTTACATATTTAAATCCTAAAAGATTTAAACCTTCTCTATAACTGTCTGCCCATTCTTGTCTTGATTGTTTATAATTAGTATATTTTTCCATTAACTCGGATGCTAATGGATCTAAAACGTTGTCTTCTAAAAAGTCTGCTAAATTTTCAAAGTGATCTTCGCCACCTTCTGGATTAACTGCTGATGGATCAAAGTTAATAATTGCTCCACCATCTTCTTCCATTTCAATTTCTGTTTTACCATCTTCACTTGTTTCAGTAACAGATTCTTGAGCATCAATAATTTCTTCTTCACCAGGAATTTCAATTTCCGTCATTGTATTGGGTAATGCTTTATCTATTGTAGCCATGGGGTATTCTATCCTCTCTCTGTAATTGTTTCAACACCTTCTTCAACCACAGTACTATCAGGTGTTTCCTTAACTGTCAAACTGTCGATTAATTCATTAAGCATTTTAGGATTGTAGGTAGTTTCATATTCAGTGTCCGCGGCAAACTGTAATATATCGGCTTGAGTTGCTATCGGATCGTCGGGTGAAAATTTTGCATTAGGATAAGGTAATATAACTAGTCTACCAATGGTTGGGTTAAATTCTATTGTTTTCATTATGCTCTGTCATTAGGGTCTCTACCTAATCCAGATTTACCAAAACCTGTAACGGTATTACCTTGACCAGAATCTCTACTATCAGCAGTTCTTTGAGCTCTTGCCATATATGCCTGTCGTGCAGCATCTGCTTTTTGTTTAGTAACTAAATCTGCTGCCATTTTATCTGCTTTAACTTTATCCTGTCCAATAGTTTCAGCTTTCTTTTTATTTCTGTTAAAGTAATCTGATAAAGTTCTAAAAGATGCGAAAGAACCGGGTTTAGCTCTATCAAATCTAGTAGTTCCAAAAGTATCACTTTCTTCATTACT